AATCTCTTTGTCAAGCAAAAGGGTAATGGAAATAAGACCCTAAATATGACTATAAGAACTGATGGTGGTTCACAGGATATTTTACAGAAAGATGATGGCGCACACACTGCTACTATAGATTTGACAGGAAGTTATCACACAGACTTATCATTGATACAGCGGGGAAGTACAAACCAATCGTATTCCCTCACTCAGAATTGTCAAACGAGTGGTGGATGTACTGTGGGGATTACGCAAGGGAATTAAAGTGAAAAAGTGGATTATATCATTATCGGTGATTTTAGTATTATGTGGAATACGATTCTCTGACCCGTGGTTTTTAGACATGGTTCGTCTGAAGGCAATGGACCAACATCAGCGTAATCAAGAAATAAAGATACTTGATAATGTTGTTACCGTAGAAATTAACAATCAGACAATTCGAGAACGTGGTCAGTGGCCGTGGGATAGGGAGACACTTGGTAAAGAAATTATCAAACTCTATGAAGCAGGAGCGTCATTAGTCGTCGTTCCTATTCTATTTGCAGACCCAGACCGTGGTGGTAAGGATACGTTCTTTGCTGACATGCTCAAACAAACTCCCACCATCATAGGGCAGATACCCACAAATGATAGCAGCACATCTGGTGTGGCGCGTGGTGTTGCTGCTATAGGAGCAGACTGGAAACCTTGGGTGTATCGATACTCTGGTGCAGTTGGTCCCATATTAGAATTCGCAATCAACGCCAATGCTGTTGGGATGATGATTGTTGCACCAGAAGCAGATGGTGTAGTCAGACGCATGCCTCTGGTAGTATCAATTGCTGGTGTATTGTATCCTTCAATGAGCATGGAAATCCTACGCATGGCTGCGGGTGATATATCATTTCAGATGAAAACTGGGCCAGGTGGTGTAGAGAAATTACGCATCCCCAAATATAAAATGATTGACACAGATGCTAATGGTAACATCTGGTTGGATTTTCAGTGGAGAACAAAGACTTATCCACTACACGAAGAATTGCCACATCATGGCGGTGTACGCAAGAAGATTGTAATACTCAGTATGACTGCTTCTGGTCTAGGAAGTCCCGTAGCAACCCCTGTGGGGGTCGTACAGTCACATGACTTGATTGCCGCATCACTTGCTACCATGATGACAGGCCGCAACATCACGCGACCATTTTGGACGAATCTCGCAGAATTAGCGGTCAGTGGAGTGGGCGCATTAATCTTAGCAATAGTGGTTCTCACGCTATCATGGTATTTTGGTGCGGTATTGCTACCAATATTTCTTGCTGGATCGTTCTACGGTTCATCCTACCTGTTCACTGAGTATAGTTATTTGGTAGACTGGTCTTATCCTGTTCTTACTATGTTTGTGGTTTGGGCTGTCTCAGCATTTCTGCGGTTCATGGAAGAATTTAGATTGCGGCAACAGATTAAGAAGCAGTTTGAATATTATCTTGATCCACGACAGGTAGCCATCCTACAGAAAGACCCAAGTAAATTACAGCTTGGTGGTGAACGCAGAGAGATGAGTTTCCTATTCATGGACATCGTAGGGTTTACGCCTATCTCTGAGCATTACAAGAACAACGATGACCCAGAGGGATTAGTTGAATGCATCAATGACTACCTCAACCGCATGACTAAGATTGTGCTGAAGAACGGTGGAACGGTAGACAAGTATATGGGTGACTGCATCATGGCATTCTGGAATGCACCATTGGATTGTGAGAACCATGCAGAGATGGCGGTTCGGACATCTATGGAATGTGCGATAGAGACAGAAGCACTGAAGCAGTCGTTCAATGATAAGGGACTACCAGAGATTAATATAGGCAGTGGCGTGAATACTGGAACTTGCATCGTAGGTAACATGGGAAGCGATACCAGATTTGATTATTCCGTTATCGGTGATGCAGTCAACCTTGCAGCCAGACTAGAAGCATCAACTCGCAATTACCAGAAAGACAGCGGTGGTATAGTCAACACAATATTTTCCTCTTATACGATGGAACTATTACCCGATGATTTGAAGGGTGTGGAACTAGATAAAATTAAGGTTAAAGGTAAAGAAGAGTTGGTGACCATTTATAAACCGAAGGAGTAGATTGTGACAAAAATGTCACACTTTTACTAAAAATCCAATAAAAATATCATAGAACGCCATTTTCTTCTTGACAAAACCCCCTTTTTAATATATACTGTTTAAAGATGAAAAATTAGAGAGATAAATAGTTTTAATGGAAAATTACATACACTCAATTATTGCAACGGGATGTCTAGCCAGTGCATACTATCTTGGGAGATATCTTGCTGGTAGAGATATTCTTGAAAACACCATTTCGAGCATGCTCGATAGACTAGAAAAAGATGGTTTTATTGCAACTGAGACAGATAAGGATGGCGAAACGGAACTTATCCCTATATCAGAGTTTGTTGCAAAAGCACTGAGAGAAACAAAGAAGAAGATAAAAAAGGTATGATAAAAAGTATCTTGACAAATCATGATAATGGTAGTATAATAGTATTATAAAATGAGAAAGAGGGAATTATGAAGAAACTATATATTGGATGTGTGCTAGTCGCACTACTGACAGGTTGTAATACTACTAACCAACAAAACGGAACCCTAATCGGCGCCGGTGCTGGGGGACTACTTGGCAGTCAAGTCGGTTCTGGAACTGGTCGGATTATTGCAACTGGTGTTGGTGTTTTACTTGGTGGAATGGCTGGTAGTTCTGTTGGAAAAAATATGGATCAACCTAAGACTACTACAATAATTTACCAAAATGGTAATGCACCGGGCCCCTGTAATAATATCGCAAATGCGGGTGTGCGTTCTTCCTGTGAGCGCGGTCTTTCTGACCGTAGAGCACAAGAACAACGAGCAGCAGAAAACAGGGCATATCAATGTTCTCGTTATAGCCGATGCAATTAATCCTTGACAAATCCTATAAACTAATATAAAGTTATAATTATGAGCGGTATGCATTTATTGCCTGTGTATTATTCGACCACGAATACTCGCAAGCGCAAACAAAAGAAGAAGTCTTCCTCTGTCCTAGAGGCAGAGCGTAAACACGCAAAGTTTTTAAAAAAAATGGGTATAGGGGGATGTAGCTCAATTGGGAGAGCGCCTGCTTTGCAAGCAGGAGGTCGTCGGTTCGATTCCGATCATCTCCACCAATCTCGCAAGTTAGAATCTTACAACTCTGATCAACTTTATAATTCTTCTATGGCAAAGAAGAAACCTAATATATATACTGGAACAGAGATTATCGGTATTGCACAGATGCATAAGTCAAATGCTGTTCCTGTTCGTGGTAAAAAACAGGCTGAAGAAATTGCTCGTATGCGGCGTGGATGAATAACAATAGTAAAGGAAACATAAGATGAATCATTTTAAAAGTGACAGAGGCTCAGTTCAAGTGCGTAATAATAATGTTGAAAAAGCAATAAGGGTTTTGAAAAAGAAACTCACTGAAGAGGGATTGTTTAATGAACTAAGAGAACGAGAGGGATATGTGTCAAAGGGTGAAAAGAAACGACACGAGCGGGCCGCAGCAAAACGTCGAAATAAGCGTGATCTTGAAAAACGAATGATTGAAAAGGGTTACTAAAATGGAACTAAAGGAACATGAGCATCCTTCCAAGACCTCAACTCCACTCAAACATCAACACCCGTTAAGTTGGTATATTAAGTGGGTATCGTCACTGGTTCTTATTGTAGCAATGATTATGACCACTAACAACATGTGGCCATATAATATGTTTCTACAGTTTATAGGTGTTGCTGGTTGGTTGTGGGTTGCAATCATTTGGAACGATAGGTCACTAATTGTTGTGAATGCGGTTGCATGTGCAATCTTTCTCAACGGCATCTTTCAATATTTCCTAAAGGTATAATATAATGGCTCGAAAGAAAATCACTGCTACCACAGACAATAGTGAGTGGAAATCACCTAAGAAGCGTAAATCTCGCAAACCTATGACTGATGAGCAGAAGGAAGCAGCATCAGAACGCCTTGCAAAAGCAAGGGAAGCAAAATTAAAAAAGAACCCTGATTATGGTCAAACTAACATTCATGAAAGTCTTCGTGATCTTCATGAAGATCACCCACTGAACCCTAATAAGGTCAAAAAATGGATTAAGGTTCAGCAGGATTGTGCGAAGTCTGAACGTGCTGCGGTTAGATATAAAGTCAAAGGTTCTATATCAAGTCTTGCTAATCATGAAGGTTATATTCGCAATATGAAATCCTATCTTCGTAATGGGGATTGGATTGATATGTTCTATGGTGAGCAGCAACAAAATAAGATACGCAACAAATGTATTGCACTAGCATATTATTGGTATGGACCCAACCAGGGCCAACCTAAAAGGGACGTAGGAATTTTTTATCCAGACATGGGATGCACCTACACACAAGAAATGCTTGAAGAGGAAAATGAATATGAACGAACAGGAAATACCATCACCAAAGAACGTGATAAAGGGCCCGTGGTCAGGAAAAGGCGTCAGAAAAGTAAAGCTTCCTGATGAGGATGTTATCGAACTTCAAGAGAAGATTGAATTTGCTGGAGACCTCTCCAAGACTTTGATTGTGCAGATGATACACACAATGGGCGAGAACGGTATCGATATTTCCAAAAATTCTTTTATTCGTGATATGGCCATGATTATTGAGTTGGTGCAAGGTTCTATTTACAGAGACTTTGAGCTGAAACATCCAACACACAAGTTTGTGGAGGAGTTTGTTGATATTGCGATCAACCCAGATGATACTGTTGAAACAGAGGTTGATTTTGATACCATCAACAAGCTTGTTGATATATTAGATGAGGATGAGGATGATGACCCAGAAATTTCATGAACCATTTAGTCCAACAATTCTAGAGACTACAGTTTCAGATAGGTTTGTTGATATTGTAAACGATGTTGCTGATGATATTCTGTCTAGTGATACCAAGAGTAAGAAGTGGGATTGGTCAAACAAGCTTGTAGGCAAAGTGAGTAAGGAAATTCTAATTCCTCTTACTAATGAAGAGGACAAGTTATATCTGCTTCAAACCATTAAACAGGGATGCCTTGATTATCTGAATTATATACTTGATAAAGGAAGAAATAATCCTTGGGTTAAACTTGACTCTGAAAACTGGAATAAAAAGCCTACATTGGATAATATCCACCTGGATCATAGTTGGGTAGTTAGTCAGTATGCAGGAGATTTTAATCCCTTTCACCACCACAACGGAGACTTCTCTGGTGGTGTCTATCTCAAGGTGCCAGAAGGTATGAATGATGAATGGGACGAAGATTTTCAAGACCACTATCCTGCAAGGGGGTTGATTGAATATGCTTATGGTGAAACACAATCTTTTAGATGTGACAATCTGAAATTCAAACCAGAAGTGGGTAAGTTTCTAGTATTCCCATCTTGGTTAAAACATCTTGTGTATCCATTCTCAGTAGAGGGTGAACGGCGCATGATGAGCTTCAATGCTACAGTTATAAATAAGTAGAACGAAAGAATAATTATGATATTAGTTGATATGAACCAAATTTCAGTTGCGTCAGTAATGATGCATCTGCACATGACAAAGCAAACCAAACCCGATGAGGATATGGTTCGCCATATGATTCTCAATTCCCTACGCATGTATCGCATGAGATTTTGCGATGAGTATGGCGAATTGGTTCTATGCTATGACTCCAAGCACTACTGGCGCAGGGACTACTACCCTGAGTATAAGCACAATCGCAAGAAGGGTAGAGAATCCTCTGCTAACGATTGGGATGCAATCTTTGCAGTGCTAAATGCGGTCAAATCTGAATTGAAAGAGTTTTTCCCATACAAACATCTGGAGGTCTATGGCGCAGAAGCTGATGACATCATTGCTGCACTATGTGGTGAGTTGGAGTTCGACAACGGTAAGACGTTGATCCTCTCAGGTGACAAGGATTTCATTCAGCTGCAGAAGTTCCGTAACGTGACACAGTACAGTCCAATCACCAAGAAATTTATCAATGGTATTGATCCAGATATATATCTGAGTGAGCATGTTCTAAGGGGTGATAGCAGTGATGGTGTTCCTAACGTGTTGTCACCCGATAATACCTTTGTTGATGGGCTGCGACAGAACCCCCTAAGTAAGAAGAAGATTGCTACGATGGTCGAGGGGGTATTTCCTAATGATGAGGTTAAACGGAATTTCCAGAGGAACAAGAAACTGATTGACCTCAAAGAATCACCACCTGAGTTGTTCATGGAGTGCATTAAGGAATATCAAGAGGCACCAGCTGGTGACCGTAGCAAACTACTAAATTATTTTACACAAAAGAGGTTACGCAACCTCGTTGAATCAATCAACGAATTTTGAATTGGGAGAATTTTAATGGTAATCGACACATATACACTAGGTTTCGCAGAGATTTTGATCAAGGTTTCCAAAATCAAATCGAAGAAGGAAAAGGTTAGTTTTCTAAGGAAGTATCAAACAGATGCTCTTCGCATGATTTGCAAGTCATCCTTTGACCCCAAGATTATTTGGGAACTTCCAGAGGGCGATGTTCCTTATAAAGAAAATGATGCACCAGAGGGAACAGAACACACTCTATTGGCGCACGAGGCCAGAAAGTTGTATCATTTCATCAAGGGTGGTAATCCTACTCTAAACCGGAACAAACGTGAGATGATGTTTGTTCAGATACTTGAGGGACTTCATAAGGACGAAGCAGAGATGCTGGTTGCAGCAAAGAACAAAGTTCTCCACCAAAAATATAAGGGCCTGTCTGATAATGTAGTTAAAGAGGCATTTGATTGGGATGATGACTACAATCGAATCGAACACGCCCAATATCCACAGTCTCCCGGTTTGGCAAACGGGTGATCTACCAATTAACAAACTATTCCAACCCCATAAACGCATTCATGTGGGGTTGGATTTATGGGTCAATTGTGACAACAGGAATATTTTCCTTGATTCTTTTTTTGTGATTCCTTTAGAATCAATGACTTAGGTGCTACGATTTTTCTTGACAAAACCTGTTTTATGGTTTATACTAAGGTATAAACTGAGAAAAGGAAGAGAAATGAACAACGAAATGACCACCCTGATTGAGAACATCAAAGCAGACTACTTCAACTGGACTACAGGTTGTGCTGCGGCCAAAGGTCGGTGCATCCTCAGCGATACC